ACCTTAGAGAAGGCGCGGACTAGCCTCTTGACTAAGTTAGAGAACATTGCTGAGACTATGAACCAGAAGCATCTTGACCGTGGCGGTGACAAGCCGGAGGGCAAGGATCTTAAGGCGCACAGGGTTTTGGCACGTAAGGCCGAGCAACACCGCAAGCAAGTTAGGATTGTTGACCAAAAGATTGCCAAGGTTCATGGGAAGCCAGTTGGCTATCGCACTGGCGGCGGTCGTGCTGCGGCGGCTATTGATTCTAGGCGCGGTGGTTTAGCCAAGTCTTTAATGACTCGCAAGTTAATGCCTAAGACGTGAGGGCAGGCGTATTGGCATCGGTATTAAGGATTCATTTCAAGGAGGAGCGGGTTATGCCTAGTGGCAAGGGAACTTATGGAACTAAGGTTGGTCGTCCTCCCAAGCAGAAGCCGAAGGAAAAGCCGAAAGGTGTTCCACGTTACTTAGCTGGAAAGAAGAAGTGAGCTTCATATCTACTTTATCTTCTTCTGAGCTTTCGGTATTGCGTGAGATAGTTCGCAAGGTTCATTTAACTTATGTTGATGCCGAGTTTGCAACTGAGCGCGAGTGCGATAAGATGATTGATGGCATGGCGCCAGAGACTGTTGATAAGATGCTGAGGTTCGGCAGACAGTATTGTGGTTGATTTTAAATACAAGCCGGACGGTGAGACACTAAAGACCTTCATGAAAGACAACACGTTTTTTCGTGGCATTCGCGGCCCTGTTGGTTCTGGCAAGTCTGTTGGTTGTTGCATTGAGGTTTTTCGTCGCGCCTTAGCGCAAGATAAAAACCAGCACGGAATACGCAGAAGTCGCTGGGCCATTATTCGTAATACCAATCCGCAGCTCAGAACCACTACCATTAAGACTTGGCTTGATTGGTTTCCTGAGAATGATTGGGGTAAGTTCACTTGGTCGGTTCCTTATACCCACCACATTAAAAAGGGTGACATTGATCTTGAGGTTTTGTTCTTAGCTCTTGATAGACCTGAAGACGTTAAGAAACTTCTTTCATTGGAGCTTACTGGCATTTGGGTTAATGAGGCTAGGGAAATACCCAAGTCTATTATGGATGCGTGTACTATGCGTGTCGGTCGTTTTCCTTCTATGCGAGAGGGAGGTCCAAGTTGGACTGGAGTTATTGCAGATACCAACGCACCGGAGGAAGATCATTGGTGGCCAATCATGTCTGGCGAGGTTCCAATACCTGACCACATTCCGCGAGAGCAGGCCAAGATGTTGGTCAAGCCAAACAACTGGGCCTTCTTTACTCAGCCTGCTGGAATGATTGAGGTTAAGGATAGTGACGGTGAGATAGAGGACTATAGTCCCAGCAAGACTGCTGAGAATACTAAGAACATGATGAAGTCTTACTATCCTAATCTTATTCAAGGTAAGACTAAGAGTTGGATAGATGTTTATGTTATGAACAAGTTAGGTTCCATACAGGACGGAAAGCCGATTTACCCTATGTTTGTTACTGACACACACGTTGCTAAAGAGGAAATACCTGTAGCTGCTGGGTATCCTTTATACATTGGTTTGGATTTTGGTTTAACTCCTGCGGCTACTATGGGTCAGAAGGTTCGCGGAAGGTGGTTTATTCAAGATGAAGTTGTTGCATTTGACATGGGCATCGTTAGATTCGCGGAGGTTCTTCGTGAGCAGATTGCTACTAGGTTTTCTCAGTGTTCCGAAGTTATTATTTATGGTGATCCTGCGGGTGATTTCAGGGCGCAAACCGACGAGTCTACCCCTTTCCACATACTTAGAGGTGCTGGCCTTAGAGCATTCCCCGCCCCATCTAATTCCGTGGACTTGCGGCTTGAGTCGGTTTCTTCACAGCTTACCAAGATGGCGGAAGGGAAACCCGCCTTCTTAGTTGATCGTCGTTGCACTCAGCTTATTAAAGGTTTTGAGGGCGGGTATCAGTATCGCCGCATGGAAGTATCTGGTGAGCGATATGCAGATAAGCCTGATAAGAATATGTTTAGTCACATACATGACGCCCTACAGTATCAACTTCTTGGAGCAGGGGAGGGGAGGGCCTTGATGAATAATCAGAAGGCAGCTAAACCTACCATTGCCAAGAGGGACTTTGATGTATTCTCCAAACGCAGTGGGCCAAGGCGTAGGCAAGGACTATGGGCGCGCATGTAATTGTGCGTTGCTGATTGTTCTTTAATGTGATTATCGCTTGGCAACCAAGGAGATTAGTATGTGCAAGAAAGCATTAAAAAAAGTATTTAGGCCCGTTAAAAAGGTTGCTTCTAAACTTGAAAAAGTAGTGACAGGTGGTGCAACTAATGTCTATGGCCGTGGTGAGTTTGAGGAAAAGGCTACTGTTGATCCAGCACTAGCAGAAGCAGAAAGCGCAGCTAAAATTGCTGCCGAAGAAAAGGCTGCGGCTAAAGCTGCTGCTACTGAAAAAGCCATTGCTAATGAAAAGCGCTTAAATAAAGAGGCTGCCGCTAGGCAAGCTGATGCTGCTGCAAAAGTTATTGCTAATAATAAAGCAAAGGTTGCTGCTGATGCTGCTGCTTCTGCTAGTGCAACAGCAACCGCTGAAACTCTTGCAGAGGCTAGTCAAAAAGCTCCAACAACGATTGACACATCTGGCAAAGATGTACCAACCACTGCTTCTCTTTCTTCTAAGCCTGTTGTTAAGGCAAAGCCTAAGCCTAAGTCCTTAATTAAAACAGGGGCCGTGGATCAGGAACAGGAAATGATGCTAAAATCTCGGCAGGGGAGGCGGCAGGGGACGCGAGGTCGGCGTTCTTTACTTACTGGCTCTACTGGTGCTGGCTTCTATAATAGGTTTATTTCATAATGATAACTGATCCCATAGCAAAGAATTACCTTGAGCATTACGAAAAGGCCAAGGCAAAGCGTGAGAACTTCATTCCCCTTTTTGAAGAGTGCTATGAGTATTCACTTCCGCAACGTGAGTCCTTCTACGCAGAAACGGCTGGACAGCGGCGGGATGATAAAATCTTTGACGAGACTGCTGTTGTTGGCGTTCAAGAGTTTGCTTCCCGATTGCAGTCGGGCTTAGTTCCTAACTTTGCTAGATGGGCAGATATGACTGCTGGCTCTGAAGTTCCAAAAGAACAACGTGACGCAGTTAATAATGATCTTGATGAAGTAACTGAATACATCTTTGAGGTAATCCAGAACTCTAACTTCTCCCAAGAAGTTCATGAGTCCTTCATGGATTTAGCTGTTGGTACTGGCGTCTTAGTTGCGGAAGAGGGGGACGCAATAAATCCTATTAGGTTTGCGGCTATCCCCCTGCCCCACGTTGTTCTTGATACTGGGCCTGATGATCGTATTGATCATGTGTATAGAGAGCGGAAGGGGATACGATTTAATCAGTTAGAAATTCTATATCCTGATGCAGTTCTAAATGACCAGATAAAAGGGCAGATGTCCTCTGGTGGAAACAATACCACTACTGTTCTTGAGCTTGTAGTTCGTGATTATTCTCGCAGGAATGAAGAGGCTTATATTAGTTATGCTTTTTGCTTAACAACTAAGAGTGTTATTTATAGCAATAATTTAATTGGCATTGGGTCTAATCCGTTTATTTGTTTCCGCTGGGCTAAGTGCGCTGGGGAAGTGTATGGGCGTGGCCCACTTATTAATGCGCTATCGGCAATTAAGACAACGAACTTAACCATTGAGCTTATTCTTGAGAATGCACAGATGGCTATCTCTGGCATTTATCAAATGGATGATGATGGCATTGTAAATCCAGATACCATATCTTTGGTTCCGGGATCTATAATACCAAAGGCTATTGGCTCTGGTGGATTACAACCTATTCAAGCGGCTGGCAACTTTGATGTAGCTCAACTTATACTTTCGGATATGCGCTTAAATATTAAACGTGCATTGTATAATGATATGCTTGGGAATCCTGATAAAACCCCTGCTACTGCAACTGAGGTTGCAGAACGTATGGCTGATTTATCTCGTCGTATTGGCTCTGCGTTTGGTAGATTACAAGCCGAGTTGGTGCAGCCAGTATTGCAGCGAGTTGTTTACATACTTAAAAAGCAAGGACGTATAGAAATACCTACGGTTAATGGTCGTGAGGTTAAGGTTAAGTCTATATCTCCTCTTGCACAAGCACAGGCAAATCAAGACATTTCTTCTGTAGCTCGTTTTCTAGAGCTTGTTCTAAGCACCTTTGGGCCAGAGGTTCTTAACCTACTTATTAACTCTGAGGAAACAGCAGCGCATCTTGCTAAGAAGTTTGGCGTACCTGACGCCTTGATTCGTGATCCCGAAGAGCGTAAGCAAATAGTTGCAATGGCGCAGCAAATGCAGCAGCAACAAATGCAGCAACAACAAGCTATGCCAGAGGAACAACAACAGGAGATATAATGGCTGCTTCAAAAGCAAACATTGGAATTGATGGTTATCAAAGAGCCGCAGGTAACGACAAAGAAATAAGTTTAGTTGTAGCTCAACTATTTGGAACAGATTCTGGACAGGCGGTTTTAAAGTATTTAAAATCAATTACGATACAACAAGTGCATGGCCCCAACGTAACTACAGAAGAGTTGCGTCATATGGAAGGCCAGAGATATATTGTTGCTTTGATTGAATCACGAATAAACCACGCACATAAGGTAAAGAATAATGTCTGAGTCTTTATTAAATGAATCGTCTGAACCCACAGAAACAGCTAGCGAAGTTACGCAAACGCAAACCGATAGACCGAATTGGTTGCCTGAGAAATTTAACTCGCCAGAGGATTTGGGCAAGGCGTACAATGAATTATCTACGAAGCTGGGTTCAAAGGAAGAAGACCTAAAGGCAGCTTGGCAAGAGGAAATGCAACAGGCTGCATACGCTGATCGCCCTGCCACTAAAGGAGATTACATACTTCCTGATAGTATTGATCCAGAATCAGCAGTTGATAACCAATTACTTGAGTGGTGGTCGGAACATTCTTTTGAAAGCGGCCTTGGTCAAGAAGAGTTTCAAAAAGGCATTGAGCTATTTACTGATGTTCTTGAGGGAAACCAACCTGATCTTGAGGCTGAAGCCAAGCTACTTGGTGATTCTTCGGGTGATAGAATTGAGGCCGCTAGTCTTTTTGCTAACCAGTTTTTCCCAGAAGAAAGTTTAGATGCAATACAACGTATGTGTGAAAGCGCTGGTGGTATTGTTGCGCTTGAACATATTATGGAAAAGATGAAGTCTCCATCATTTATGG